GGTGCCTCGGGTGCAGGTTGAGTAGGCGTAGGATCATTCGATTGGACGGTGATTGTCATGGATTAGCTCCAGGGGTTAGACCCGGTGATTGCCCGCCGGTAGGACCGCTCCCGATGTGACCGACACCAGCGTAATTTCCGCCATCGGCACCTTCAGGATCGAAATCTTGTGGAGCTCCAATCGGCTGATTCATGCCGATGAGCTTCTCTCTCTGAATGAGTTCTTGAACTTGCGATTCGAGAAGTTTGATCGAGGATTGGGAACCGAGCTTTGCGAGATTGATCTCGATGTCGGCCTGGATCTTTGCCATCTCGACACGCTCGCGATGCTCGAGATCCATCTTCTTGGTCTCGATGACCTTCGTGGCCTCATTGAGATGCTGGGTCAGATTTTGAATAAGATGTTGCATCTGAGCCATTTGGGCTTGAGCGGCGGGTGGAATTTGTTTGTTCTTAGGATCGTCTTGGAGTTGCGGGGGGAGAAGTTTCCGAAGGCGATCTGCGATTTCCTGTGCTCCCGGCCAATCCATGTTTTTCGCGATGAGGTCCGAACAGGCTTGCGCGACCTGAGGAACGGCCTTCGAGAAATCGATCATCGAAGCTGCGGCCTCTTGCCTGCGAGTCGCATAGCTCGGCCCCGTGTCGACGACCACATCGTATCGGCCGACGGAAAGGTCATAGAGAACCTGTTTTCCGGTGTCCTCGTCGGTGTGAGTCTGATTGATTTTGACGACCTTCTGAGTGCCGTCTTCTTTGACGATGCGGGCAGCCCTGGCGCTGTCGTAAACCTTCGGGATGATCTCGACGAGGCACCTTCCGGTGTGTCTGATCGATCGTTTCATGTTGTCGTAGAAGTGGAAGTTTGAGAGCTGCGTTTGGCTCGCGCGATTCTGAATGGCGACGCCACTGACTTCGTTCGATTGCGCGCCTAAGGCCGCGTCGAAAACGCCGGTCGTGGCTTTGATGTCGTCTGCGGCTCCAGCCGCTGCTTGAGTGATCGCTTGGACCGCGGGCTCAATCGCTTGGCGCTCGGGAGGCGGAGCGGGCTGACCATTCAAGCTCGTGGGCTTATATTCGAGATAAGCGTGATTTTTTCGGTTAGCAGATTCCCATTCCTGCTCATGGCCTTCGAACTGGCCTTCTGCGCCAATGAACGGAGCTCTGGGCGCGAGAGCAATCGCCTCGGTCGCGGCCGACTTCCAGTAGTTGAGCATCCGCTGCGGGTCTTTCGCGTGGCGAATGACGGATTCGACGATTTTCTTTCCGTTGACGTAAAGCTCGTTTCCGTAGCAGGGGATGATCGGGATGAATGATCCGGCCCAGATGGTACGATCCAGGATCTCAATGCCTGTGATCGTGCACCACTTGACGACTGGGAGCTTAGTGTCGCGGGATTTTACAATGCTCGCGTCGAGCCCTGCTGCCTGTGCGCTGGCTTGTCTATGCGCACGGTCTTTGTCGTGAACGGTTTCACCTGTAGCGAGAAGATGGATTTTCGAAGGCGTCAGTTCTTTGTAAAAGTACTCGGCGACTCGGCAGCCATCGGATTTGATCCAAGTCGGGACATTGTTACCAATGGCAGACCAGTCAGAGGCGGTCGCAAGCTTGGTCCCCGGATAGCGCGCTTTGTATTCCTCGGGCGACAAATCCTCGACGATGAAGCCCCAGTTCGCGTCAGAGCCATCCGGCTCCTGAGCATATGGATCGAGGAAAACTGAAAACGGATTTCGGATCCTCTTGATGAAAATTTCCTGATCGAAACTTTGAGGATCAACGAAGTCGGTGAGGAGGCGCCAGTAACCGAAGCCCCCGCGTGCGGCAGATTCCCCGCCAGTGTCATAGGCGGTCTCTGCGTTCGAGTTGTACTCGATATGGCGGATGATGCCTTGGATGAGCTCCGCGATTTCGTCTGTTGCCGCATCATCGACAGGGGAAACTTTGATTGCGGGCCTGTTTTGACGTTGATCGTTCGTGACTTGCTGGACTTGCTGGGGAAGGCGGTTGACGGTGAGGCACGGTCTTCGGTCGATGTCGCGCTCTTGCTGAATCTCAAGCGGCCATTGCTTGCCTGAGAGGAATTCGAGATCCTCTTGGGCCGCCTTCCGCATGTCGGATTCCGCTTCTTCGGCGAGGGCGAACCTGGCGAGAGCGGTCTCTAGGATTTCCTCATCGGTCGCATTCAGATTCTCATCTGGAATCTCTGCGTCCGCGGACGCGGCTGCGCCTGCTTCGGCTTGGACATCGGCATCATAGTCCGCGGCGGTTGAGATAGTGGAATCGGCCACGATTCCATGCTGAGGGGCTATTTCACTATAGGGTGACTATAGACGGGCTATTGTTATTGATGCCGTACCATTGAGGTGCCGCGGGCGCCTTGCACCTCGAGGTTGCGCGCAATCAATTCCTCCTTGGAGGGCTCGCGGCGCCAAATACGGCTCCGTAGCTCAGCGATTAGAGCGCCCGTCAAAGCCGTTCGACTCGGCGGCAGGAGGTCGCGAGTTTGAATCTCGCCGGAGCCGCCCATTCATGGTATTCCAGCGATATGAAAAGATGGATGGGACATGTTTCTGGCGCTGTCGCTTACGATATTCATGAAGACGCTATTCGAGCGCAATTGAAATTCGAATGCCGTAACTTAGATTCGAAAATGGTTGAAAAAATCGTTCAAAAACACATTGATGCTGCGTGCATTCAGATCGCATCTGAACTGATTTCAAACGGCCAAAGGTCTGATGATCAGCCCATCCAAGATCCAGATCCTCGAAATACCTCTCCTTGACCTCGATTTGTCTTTTGCTTCGCTCTCGGGAATTCAGCGCCAAGCGCGGGGTCAAGAATGCGGGACCTGCAATCTAGCATGTCGTCATTCACACATACCGGGAACGCAAGGTACTCATCGTCGGTGAAAAGCTGGACGTAATCGCGCGATCTTCCCTCGTAGTCGACGAAAGAAAGCCTGCGGGGGGAATAGAAGCGCGACTGCTCGTAAATCGGGACGAGTCGGCGAATGCGATCTTCTTTCGGCATGGAACCGCCGAGTTCGACGATCTCGAATCGGTAGTTCTCTTGCTCCATTACGTATTTCATGTGTTCGATATCGGCCTGAAGACCGTAACTTTCGTACCCGACTTTCTTTGGGCTGTATTTCCGATGAAGTTCGAAAAGTTTTTTCGCTCGCTGAGTGAGATTCAGGCGGTCTCGAATTCCTTCGAGAAGGTAGTAGTTCCCATCTGGAGCAAGCCCGTGTACTTCCATGACGGTATAGTCGCTCGTGACCTTCTTCTTACTGGCCGGGTCAACGAGGATGTATACGTTCCAGCCCGAGTAATCTGGAGATGTCTCATAGAACCGCTGCCACTCTTCGCGGAAGCTCATGGCCTTATCTGCAACAGGGTCTTGGAGCATCTGAGTGCCGAAGGTGTATGGTCCCATGTCCCGGCGTTTCTTGAGAAGGAGTTCGTTGGAGAGAAGCACCGCTTTCCCTTCTGGTGGTGATTTTCCGTTATCGGTCGCCTTGTGAATCCGAGGGATCACTGATTCGCGAGCAATCATCTCTCGGTAAGTGTCGTTTACGTGGTAGCGGGTTCCGATGTATCTGCGCTTTGTTCTGTCGCCGCTTCCAAGGTTCAGTGACATTTCCCAAGCTTGGGTCGTCTTCTTGATCTGGTCGGGAGTGCTCACGCTCTCGAGCGTCACCACGTCGTCATAGATCTGGTGCGAAAAGTGCCGCGAGGTCGGCTGTCCGTCGACCAAACCCCACGCTTCGATCGTGGCTTCCTTGGGATTCGATTTGCGCTTGACGATGATTCCTGAGTCCAAAGACCACTTTGGCGCTTCCACTTGAGGACGCTGATACAGGATGTCCGGAAAGAGATTTTTCAGGTAATCGTTCTGCTCAAACTCTCGCTTGATCTGCTCTAGGAACGCTTTCGCGATCGGCCTGGTGTGGCTGAAGATTCCGAAGGTGCACTCAGGATCGCAGAGGATGTCCTGGATGGTTTTCGCGAACGTGATGATCGTCGATTTGTAGTGATCCCTGGCCCAGAGATCGAGGTGTCCATCCGGATTTGATTCAACCTCACGGCATCTTTGAAACAGCCAATCGCGGTCCACATCTCTTCTGCGGAGTGCGCGTGAAAGTAGAAAATACAGATCGGATCGACACAGTTTTCGTTGTGAGTGGATATTTCCTGTTTCGATTGCGATATCGTAGACTTCATTCGATTCCTCCCGGGTCATCCTCGAGCAATCGATTTGCTCGGCTAGGCGCCGGTTCTCGCGTTCCTCGAGATGCGACAAGAGCTCGAGCTTTTCTTCTCTGGTCATGAATCTGCCAGGACGGCTAGAAGGAGCATCAAAAGGCCGAAAATGAAGAGTCCCAATGGATCTGGCATAGTGGCGAAATCACTCAATGGGCCCATAGAACTTCATCGTCGCCAAATGCGCGCAAATCTTCTTGAGTTCCTCGGGAGAGACCCTGTCTTTTGTTCCGCAACATCGCTTGGCCTTCTTTTTGCTTCCGCAAGGGCATTGGATGTTTCGGTATTTCCTGAGTGGGTTCGATCCATATCCATATTGTTCTTGCAGCTCGTCCATCAGTGCCTTCTCCCGTTTTTCTTTGCGAAGTCTTCGACGAATGCCCGGACGATGAGCCAGTAGTCGCGCGCGGGGGGTGAGTCCTCATATTGAGCAATGATGAGATCAATATCCCTGAGTGCCCGGCGCCCGAGGCGCATCCAGTAGACCGCGGCCATCTTCTGAGGGTTGACGCGCTCAGGCCGGTTCATTTCGGCTTCCTTGGATCGTGCCGTCACACTTCTCGCGCACGATCTCCACTGACGCAGGAGCGTCAAAGCATAATTTCGCCCGCATCGATGGATTTGAGTCCGCGATTTTGATCTCGATCTCCTGGCCTCCGGCAGCGATGAATAGCCTTTCTCCCTTTTTCAAGACCAGAACTAGTCTTCCGATTCGGTTTGGGTCTTTTTCTGGATCGTGGCTCATTCCGACCCCTTCGCCATCAGCGACTTGATTCTTGCGTCGAGCTGTTCATCGCTGAGATCGCGAGAACTCTTGGTCTCGATCGGTTTTCCGTCTGGGCCGGAATGTTCGTGAGTCTGCTTGTCGCGCTGATCAAGGTATTGCTTTCCGAGCCAGATCAGCATCGTGACATTGCCTTCCATCGCGAGCTTGAACTGCTTGCGGCGAAGGGACATTTTCCCGGATTCGCGTCCCTCTTTTATAGCTGCCGCAAAACGACGCTCGAGAGTGTCGGCAGAACACCCGAGAACTGCGCCGATTTCGGCATGAGAGGCGCTCAGTCGTGCGAGCTTTCGGACTTGCTCTGCATCGATTGGTTTCTTTGGTCGAGCCATGGTTCAAGCATAGCGCGGTCATTAGAATTATTGATTCTATAGATGCACAATAGATTTGATATTATAATGAGTGGTTTTATAGTGAACTCATGAGCGACCGCACACTCGAGCAGATTATGGATGGATTCACGCCAAACCCGAAGACGCGACAAGAAGAGACGACGCTGACTCTCTGGGTCCCGGTATCTCTCAAAGATCGGTATAAGAAAATGCAGCGCGCGAGCGGTCGAACCTTTTCGAAGCTCCTTTGCGAACTCGTCGAAGCGGCGATCGAAAAGGCCGAGAAAAAGACTGCCTAATGCGTTGAAATCGGCGTAAGCATCGGCCGATTCAATCCCGGATCGTCCTGATTCAGGCACATGAAATTGACCT